GGTTGGCAGCAAGCTCCTCCTCGGCGTTGAGCTGGTACCAGTAGGACCAGGTGATGCGCGCCGCCCCCTCCAGCCGCTCGCCTTGTTCGTCGACCTCGATGTCGGTCCGCTGGTATTCGCCCCTGGCGGCGGCACCGTCCCCGTGGAGCGTGTCCGGCGAGGGCGCCGGGTCGATGAGGGTCGGGTTCATTAGCAGGATCGAATTTACTTCCTCGGCGAAGTCGTCGATCTCGTCATCCCAGGCGGGCCCGGTGGCGGTGGTGTGGAGGTGCAGCTCGACGAACGCCGTGACCTCCATCTGGTACTCGATGCCTTGGAAGGTGCCGACCTCGCTGCGGGTCCAGAGGTTGATGGCGGGCAGCTGGACGTCCTGCAGGCGGTCCGGGCGGCCGGCGTAGACACGCGCCCCGGCCCGGGTGGCTCCGGCCGCCAGCAGGTTCTGCAGGGCCAGCCGGATTTCCTTGCGGACGGTGCTCAAGACTCCAGCCGCAGCGACAGGGTCAGCATGCCGAAGCCGTCGTCCTCCCAGGTGGTGAGGGCGTAGCGGGTCCCGTCGACGATCACCACGTCGCGGACGCCGGTCTCGTCGATGCCGATCGGGTCGCGGGGAAGATCGGCCCGGCGGACCTCGATGGCCGGGGCGGCCACCAGCTGCCCGGCGCCGGTCTCGGGGTCGACCTCCACCGACTGGTCCCGGAAGATTCCGGGCAAGGTCAGGCTAGGCAGCCCATCGGGTTCGTAGGTCTGCTCGCGCCCGAAGACCCGGGATGCCGCACCCTGCAGGTTCTGGACCGCATCGTCCCAGGCCATCCCGGGACCCCCTTGGAAGGCTTAGACCGCGACCGTGTGGATGCCGTCGAGATGCACCTCGGCGGTATCTGCGGTGGTGTCGAAGGCCTCGAACGAGCCGATCGGGAACAGGCCCACGGCGGAGACGTCGGTCACCTCGAGGGTGGTGCCGTTGAAGAAGGCGGGATCGCCCACGGTCGGGGTCGCGGCCGCCACCAGCGGCAGCTGATGAACCCCGACGCGCATCATTTCGACCTGCTCACCGACCAGACCGTCCGACTGCGCGATGCCGAACATGCCGCCGACGACGCGCCCCTGACCGGCGGTGATCGCCGTGCCGGCCACCGTGTAGGTGAACACGTTGCCGGGCTTGAGGAATAGCTTTGCCATGGGTTGGGTTCCTCCGGAGGGGGTCCGGCTGGTGGGTTTACGGGATCAGGTGGTTCCGTCCGAAAAGACCAGGCCACGGAACTCCACCGCGGCCGCGGCGAAGTCGTGGCGCACCCGCATCTTCATGCCGTCGACGTCGATGGACTCCTCGGTCTCGATCACCGGCCCTTCCTCGCCCTCGAGGAAGGCGGCCTCGATCATGTCGGTCTGCTCGAGGCTCGCCACCAGGTACCAGGCGGTGGCCGAGGCGTCCTCGAGACGCGGCTCGATGATCTTGCGCAGGCCCCCGGAGAACGGGTTCACGAACGGTTCCCCCGAGCTGGCGAAGGTCACCTGGTTGACCGGCGCGATCAGCTGGTCGATCGTGGTTTCGAGGGACGGCGGTCCGACGATCCAGACCGGCGCGAGGTTGAGGTGCTCCTGGCCGTCGAGACCCTTCTGGACCCGCAGCAGCCGTCGGGCCTCGGTGAGCGCCGGCAGGTCGAGGGCCTGGGTGAAGGAGTTGCCGTGCGGAGCGGAGAACAGGTTGTTGCCGTCGCCCATGGCCGGGTTGCCGGTGAGGATGCCCCACACGGTGTCCGCCTCGTGTCGCGCCGCGGCGTTCGCCCAAAGCCGCGGCATGCGGTCGAGCGCACGCTGGTCATCGTTGATGAGCAGGCGGCGCGTGAAGGCGATGGCCTTTCCCACGGTTTCGAGGGCGTAGGTCTCCTCGGCGTCCGTGAGGGTGCCGTAGCGGAACTCGCCGTGCTCGTTCGTCGGCTCCAGGTTCGGGGCCTCCCCCAGCTGGGTGCGGTGCTGGGTCTTGAAGTCCCGCGCCGACACCACCTCGGTGAAGGCTCGCCACTGCGAGGGGAACACCTCATAAGCCTGCCGCAGCAGCTTGTTCGCCGCGTCGATCACGATCTGCGGAAAGTCGGAGGTCCCGTGCATGCCGAGGATGCGGGCCGCGAGGTTGGCCTGGGTCATGCTGTCGAGCTGGCTCTGCGGGACTCCCCGCGCCAGCAGCAGCTCCTCCCCCATCCGCATCATGTCGTAGCGCCGGTAGCGGCGAGCCGGATCCAGCAGGGTCACCCGGTTGCCCTGGTCGTCGCGGCAGCGGATGCGATGTTCGAAGGCGTTCTGGATCAGATCCCGGACCTGCAGGGCCTCGCGGGTGACGGTGAGCTGACCGTGGATGCGGGTGTCGCTCGAGCGGCCGGAAAGCTGGTCGAGAATCCGGCTGGCGGCCTGGTCGGCACTGACGCCCTCCTGGATCAGGGTATCGGCGAAGCGGCTCTCCAGGCCGGCGGTCGTGACGCGGGTGCGGATCTCCTGCGCCCGCTGGACCTCGGCCTGCCGCCAGGCACTGGCGTCCGCCGGTTCCGCCGAACGCGCCCCCTCCGGGGCGGCCGCAGTTCCGCCAGCCGGAGGGGTTGCGCCAGACGGGCCGGACGGGGTGGGAGGAGGGCTTGCGCCGGTGGGAGGGGTCGCAGCCCCCTCCTGCCGCGCTCCCTGGCGGGTCGGCTCGGGGCCGCCTTCCGAGCCTCCCTGGCGGTTGGAGTCCCGACCTCCGTCGGAGCCGGTTTCTCGGCCGCCGTCAGCCGGCGGACGGCCCTCGGAGGGGCTTCCGGCGGCCTGGTTCGCGGCGGTGCGCAGCCGCGCGACCTCGGCCTGGATCGCCGAGCGGACTGCGTTGACGTCGCCTTCCTGGATGTTCCGCGACTGGATCTGCTGTGCGAAGGATTCGTTCAGACCCGCGGTGCGGACCATCTGGAGGATTCGATCTGCCCAGTTCATGCCGCTCTCCCTCCTGGTCGAGCCAGATTCGCTGCTGCCGGATAGTAACACAACGGTCCGAGTGGTCGGTCGCTCCACCTCGGTCCGGACGTGGCTGGTGATGTCGGCGGTGACGGCGCCGAGGGTGATCTCCCGAGGTCGCCAGCGCACCGCGCGCAGGGTGACCATCGGGTTGGGATTCTCGTCGGTGGGCTTGGGCGTGACGTCCCGGTACTGCTGCACCGAGTAGCCGGCCGAGACGTTCGGCAGGATCCCTGCCGCGATGTCGGTCCGGATGCTGCGCATGTCCTCGGTGTCGCGCGGGCTGAGCTTGACCTCCGCCATCGCCAGGCGTTCGGAGCCACTGCCCTCGAAGAACGGCCGGACGATCACCCCCAGGACGTCTTCGATCGAGGGAAACCGGTGGGGGAATCCCCCGTGGTCCTTCAGGAAGGGGCTGCGGGCGCTCCGGAACCACTCCAGGTCGATCTCGCTCGGGCGCAGACCGAGGATCTCGAGGAACCGCTGACCGAAGGACAGCCCGGGGATCATGGGTTCCATGAGGTTGCGGCGAGGAATCGGCAGCTCGCTGGCGTAGCTGCAGACGAAGGTACCCTCGGTGTCGTTGAAGCTGGTCGGCTGGATCTCCGCCTGTCGGTAGAGCAGCGCCGGCGTCTCGACCACCACCTCGGTCATCGCCGCTCGCGCGCGGACCTCCGCGAGCACCTGGTCCTCGCGGCCCTCGGGGATGTCGAGGTCCAGGATGTCTTCGGCCGCCGCGTGGGGAAGGCCGGCCGCCCGCACCAGCTGCAGGATGCGTTCGCGCCAGTTCATGGGCCGCCAGTCTCGCCTTCCGGTTCCCCCGGCACAACACCGTTGTAGGTGAGGCGGTAGGCCGCTGGCTCCGCGCCGGCTCCATCGCCGGCGGTCCGCGCGCCGCCGAGTCCGCCGCCACCGGCGGCTGTCGTGACCCGCGGATCGCTGTCGAGCACCAGCCCCAGCTCGGTGAGCAGCTGGTCGTCACGCTTGCGTTCCTCGAGAAACCGGCGGACGTTCGCAATGCCGCGCGAGCGCAGGAACTCGGACAGGGTGATCTGCCCGGAACGGATGCGCCGGATGACGGCGGGCACCTCCTTCGGCGGATCGATCATGTCCCTCTCCGGTGGGGTCCAGTCCACCCGTAGCGGTGCCTGCCGGACGAGCCCGGAGATCTGCAGGGTCTCGACGAACCGCCGCCAGACCGGGGCGCAGAACTGCGGGCACAGGTAGAGGTCGCGGGCCTGGTCGAGCATGGACTGGAAGTCGATCCGGCCCATCTTGCCGCTGCTGAAGTTCACCCGGCGCAGGTCCCCGGAGAGGATCTCATACGGCACCCCGAAGCCCATGGCGATCTGCCGCAGGGTGGCGGTGGTGTACTCCTCGAACCCCTGGACCTGGGGAGGGTTGCTGAAGGTGATCTCCCGGCCGACCGGGAGGTCCTCGAACGTCCCGGGTCGGAACTCCATGATGGCGTCGCTGCTGTCCGCGGTGTCGCCGGCGATCGGGTCGTCGAGGGGCTTCTCTCCGGTGTGCGTGAAGCCCACGAAGCAGGCGGCAATTTCCTCGCGCAGCAGGCGGGCGTCCAGGTAGCGGTGGAAGTCCTTCAGGGTGAGAAAGATCGGCGCTCCCCAGGGGATGCCGCGGACCTGACCGATGCGATCGCTGCGATAGACGTGCAGGATCTCGGCGGCCGGCACGAACACGGAGCGCCCGAACGTCCGGCTGCGGCTGATGGTCCGGGCGCCCGGGTGGTCCTCGAACAACCAGTAACCCACACGCCGTCCGGCCCGGTTGAACTGCACCCCGTGGACGACCCGGTCGCCGTCGCGCTGGGTCAGTTCCTTGTGGGTGTCCAGGTGGTCGGGCTCGAGCAGCTGCAGCTGGAGTCGCATCGGCAGGCGGGAGTCCTCCGAGAAGGAGAACCGGATCAGCGCCTCGCCGGCCTCGATCACCTCCCGCTGGGCCAGGGTCTGCAATCCGGCGAAGGTGTGGCGGTCCTCGACGTCGCAGGCCGTGGTGCCTGCCCACTCCTCCCAGCGGTCGAGCAGCTCGTCCTCGAGCGCCCGGGAGACGCGGCTGGGCAGTGAGGGCTGCAGGCCGGTGCCGATGATCTTGGCGGCGAGGATCCGCACGGCACGGTCCGCGAAGCCGTTGTTGCGGACCAGGTCCCGGCTGCGATTGCGCAACGTCTCGAGCGCCCCGCGCAGCTCGTCATTCGCATCGCCGCTGCCGGCGCGCCAGTTCGCGGTGCGGCGGCC